ACAAAGGCGATATCAACCGGGGCTAAACACTTTGCAGTGGATATCTCAAAAGTAGGTCAATCAAAACCAATTGAGAAACCAACTGTTGATTTAACACAAAAACCAACAGACACCGAATTTGAATGTTTCGGGTGTGGTTCTTAATTGAATTAAACTAATTATAACATTAATCACAACTTCGGTTGTGATTTTTTATTTTACTCTATTTATAAGAAATAATTACGACACTATATTTATAGTTATGGCAGATGGAACAACATATGGTTTAACTTTTCCTTTCAGAGAATCTTTTGATGGGAAATACTTAGATTTATCAGATTATAATGACCAAGAGATTAGGTCTAATTTAATACACCTTTTATTAACAAGAAAAGGTAGTAGATATTATTTACCGGATTTTGGAACAAGATTATATGAGTTTATTTTTGAACCATTAGATGGTCCAACATTCTCAGAAATAGAATCTGAAATACGAGAATCCGCGGGGAACTATTTACCGGGGATAACAATAACTAACATTAGTATTCAAGCAGCTTCAGAAGGTGATGAAGATAAAGGTAGTTATATAAATGATAACGATGAACGAATATTTCGTGTACCAAATATGTCAAATAAAGAACATACAGCGAAAGTTAAAATTGATTATACCATCAACAATGATGTGTTTAATAGTAGTGACTTTGTAATTATTAATATATAAAATTATGGCAAACAAGAAAATTTCCTATACAACAAGGGATTTCCAATCAATTAGAACTGAGTTAATTAACTTCACTAAAACGTATTATCCGGATACTATTCAAAACTTTAATGATGCGTCCGTTTTTTCTGTATTATTAGATTTAAATGCTGCGGTAACGGATAACTTACAATTTAATATTGATAGGAGTATTCAAGAGACAGTTCTACAATATGCTCAACAAAGGTCGTCAGTTTTTAATATAGCAAAAACTTATGGATTAAAAGTTCCGGGGATGAGACCATCGGTTGCTTTAGTTGATTTCTCAATTACTGTTCCGGCATTTGGGGATAAAGAAGATTTGAGATATTGTGGTATACTAAGACGAGGTTCTCAGGTTAATGGGGCAGGTCAAGTCTTTGAAACTGTTTATGATATTGATTTCTCATCACCAATTAATGGTGAAGGATTTCCAAATAGATTAAAAATACCTAATTTTGACTCAAATAATAAATTATTAAACTATACTATTACTAAACGAGAAACTGTTGTTAATGGAACAACAAAAGTATTTAAAAAAGTGATAACACCTAATGACGTTAAACCTTTTTATGAATTATTCTTACCGGATAAAAATGTGTTAGGTATAACAAGTGTTTTATTAAAAGATAGTACTCAATATACTAATATACCGTCAGTTCAGGAGTTTTTAGGGTTAGATAATAGATGGTATGAAGTAGACGCTTTAGCGGAAGATAGAGTATTTGTTGAAGACCCAACAAAAGTATCGGATTCTCCGGGGATTAAAGTAGGGAAATATATTCAAACAAGTACTAAATTTATTAGTGAATTTACACCTGAAGGATTTTTAAAAATTACATTTGGTGGTGGCTCACAATCCGCTGATGAACAGTTAAGAGAGTTTGCTAGAGATGGTTATCAATTAAATCTATATAAGTATTCCAACAACTTAGCGTTAGGTAGTACTTTAAAACCAAATACAACACTATTCATACAATATAGAGTCGGAGGTGGTGTCGGTAGTAATATTGGTGTAAACGCAATTACTCAAATAGGTACTGTATCGTTCTTTGTGAACGGACCGTCAGATAGTATTAATACGACTGTTATAAATTCGTTAAGATGTACAAACGTAACTGCGGCAATTGGTGGGGCTAATTATCCAACAACTGAAGAAGTTAGAAATTTAGTTTCGTATAACTTCTCAGCTCAAAAAAGAGCGGTAACCGTAAATGATTATGATTCAATAATCCGAACAATGCCTTCACAATTTGGGGCTCCGGCAAAAGTGTCTATAACGGAAAATAATAATAAAATTATTGTTCAAATGTTGTCGTATGATGAAACAGGTAGACTAACAGAAGTAATCTCAAACACTCTAAAGAATAATGTTGCAAATTATTTATCAAACTATCGTATGATAAATGATTATGTATCCATACAGAGTGCTAACGTTATTGATTTAGGGTTTAATATTGATGTTGTTTTAGATAATACACAAAACCAAGGAACGGTTATCTCTCAAATCATTACAATTGTTTCGGAGTATTTTAATCCGGAAAATAGACAAATGGGTGAAAATGTTAATATTTCTGAATTAAGAAGATTAATACAAAGTGAAAACGGGGTAATTTCATTATCTGACATTCAAGTCTTTAATAAAGTTGGTGGACAGTATTCATCATCTCAAACATCTCAACGATATATTGACAGTACAACTTATCAGATAGGGTTAATTGATGATACTATCTTTGCGGAACCAAATCAAACTTACCAAATAAAATATCCTAACAAAGATATTAATATTAGAGTTAAAAATTTAAAAACAGTTAATTTCACTTGATAATTTAAATAAGATTCTCTATTTTTAGTAGATGGATTATATTACAGATATTTTAACTTTTATTAAAGGATATAACGGAACTTGGTCTCAATGGTTTGTTTCGGGATTATACCTTAACTTCAGATTGATTTGTTCTTTTATTATTTTTTTGATTTTTTTTAATCAATTTAGGAAAACTAAAAAAGTGACAAAATTTCAAATTTTTTTATTAATAATTGTTAGTTCGTTTATTTCTTCAGATATTCGAGACTTTACTGAAAGAAGAAAATTAGAAACAATACAACATCCTCAAGATTACTTCAATAAAAATACCAAAAACTTAGTTATAGTTGTTGAAGGGTCAATAGGTCCATTCAAAGATGTGTCAGGACCTAATGAGGTTCAAATTGATATTTCTAAAACAAGGGATTTAGACGGGTTGGGATTGGTTGAAAGTAAAGTTGAGACTAAAGAAAATACTGTTATTACTTATCTTGGGACAAATAATTATAATTTAACTTCTGAGGAAGTTTTTAAAACTGTAAAATATTTTAGGTTATTTAACCCAACAGGTAAAGTTGTTCTTATTGGACATAGTATTGGTGGATATAATGTTGTCCAAGTATTAGATAATTTAAATAAGGAAAATATTGGTGTAGACTTAGTTATTTTCTTAGACAGTGCTAACCAATTAGATAATAACTATGACTATCAAATTAAAGATAATGTTGATTATGCGATAAACTTTATGTCTGTTAAATGGTCAGACAATATGATTTTCTTTACCAATTCAGGTGGAAGAGTGTCTCTATATAAGAATAATCAAATAACTAAAGTTGTTAATATTGATATCCCTAATACAAGTCATACATCTATCGATAACACCGTTCACAAATATGTTATTAGTATTGTTAATAATTTTTTAGAAAAAAAATCAAACCCTATTGATTTTGTTAATCAATATAAGTTTAAACCATAATTTATTTTCAAAAAAAATGTTTTATCTTTTAAAAATGGTATATAAACTATTTATTAAAAAAGATAAAAATGTCAAAATCTTATAGAATAAGAACTAAGGTCGGTGTTGACACTTCAATTAAAGTATTAATTGACCAAGAGTTCGAACATTTAGAAATATTATCCTTAAAAATATTACAAACAGACATCTATACTAGACAATGTGCTGATTATGGTGTTATTGTTGGACGTGTTAGTGTTAATAATGGATTTGGTGTCCCAAATGCCAAAGTCTCTGTTTTCATACCGCTAGATAGTAAAGACCAAGCTGACCCAATTATTTCTGAGTTATATCCGTATAAATCATTGTTAGATAATAATGATGATGGTTATAGATATAATTTACTACCCTATAAACCATCATATAGTGCTCACGTTCCTACCGGGACATTTTTCACTAGAACGGATGTTTTAACTAACCCAACTTTAATTGAAGTTTACGACAAGTATTATAAATATAATGCGGTTACAAACGATAGTGGTGACTATATGATTTTTGGAGTTCCTGTTGGTGCTCATTTAATTGTTTTAGATGTTGACTTGTCTGACATTGGAGAATTTTCATTATCACCTCAAGATTTGATTAGAATGGGTCTTGCAACAGAAGCTCAAGTATCCGGAACAAATTTTAAATCATCGAATAATTTAAGAGAATTACCACAAATTGTATCGGTAAATAGAAGTATTGAGGTAGAGCCATTGTGGGGACAACCTGAAATTTGTAATTTAGGTATAACAAGAACAGATTTTGATTTAAGTAGTGAGGCGAATGTTGATATTCGACCAACATCTATATTTATGGGTTCTATAATTTCTGACTCAGATACTAACGCATTAAAATCTAATTGTAAACCAACTAATAGGTCAGGATATCAATGTAGTTTAACTACGGGTCCCGGTGAAATATTGGCAATTAGACAAACAATACAACAAGACTCTAACGGATTACCTATTCTTGAAAATTTTAGTTTAGAGGGTGGTGGTAAAGTTATTGATGAAAACGGAACTTGGTTGATAGATGTTCCAATGAATATGGATTACTATGTGACCAATGAATTTGGTGAACAAGTTCTATCAAATGACCCTGAGGTTGGTATTCCAACTAAAGCAAAATATAGATTTAAAGTAAAATGGTCTCAATCACCATCATTATCAGAACTTACTAAAAGAGCTCATTTTTTAGTGCCAAATATTAGAGAATATAGTTCTAATCAATTTGAATCATATGCTTTTAGTGTTGATTGGAATGATTATGGGAATACTCAAATGATTCAAGATGCAATTAACTGTGATGATAAATTTTATTTAATGCAGTATAATAAAGTTTATACTGTATCAGAATTTATATTCAATCATAGAGGAGGTAGTGGAAGTGAAAGATATGTTGGTATTAAAAATATTTTAGAAGAGTCTTGTGAAACTGAAAATAATAAATTTCCGACAAATGATGGTAATTTTAGGTTTGACATGCTATACATAATTTTTATGTTTTTCAGTATAATACTTACGCCGGTATTCTTTGCGTTAATATTGATAATGCACATTTTATATTTTGTTGTGTGGTTATTAAGACTAATTGTTATACCTGGATTTATTGTTTGGTGTGCTATTAGTATTATTAACTATGCGTTATTGATTATTGGGTGTGTTCCATATGCTTTAGGGATGATTGCGGGGTATTTGGCTATGATAGTTATATATATAATATTAGGGCTTCTTTTGGCATACATTTTAAGACTGTTATGGAAACTTGACTTAAAAGGTATAAAAGTTCCTATATTAACATATCCGGATTGTGACCTTTGTCCTTGTGAACAAGGACAAAGTGTTAATGAAAATCCTGAGGAGGAGGAAGAAGATACTGATGAAGAGGAATTAGTGCCTTGTCCAACAATATCGTCAGACCCTAAACCAATATCACCATTAAATGCTGGTTTACTAAGTGTTCCATTATCTACCTTTGCAACGTTTAAATTACCATCCTATAATGCTGAGACAAATCCAAATGGGTTTGCGGGTCAAAGAAAAGTTATTTTTGCTAATGATTTTGCGGGGTATCAATTTGATAATCAATATGGGTCATCCACTATTGGAGCACCTTACTTACAAAGTGAGGTTATTGCTGTGGGGGAAGGAGAAGAAAGTAAATCTTTTGCGTATGATTGGTTTACTAACGCACTACCAATGGCGGATAGAATTAACTTATTTAATGTTAAGGCAAAATATTTTAATAGTGGTACAACTAATCCGGGTGGTGGTGTTAATAGAATTAATGTTACTTTTGACGAAGCGCGTAATCCGGGTAAATTTCATAAAGATAATACTGTTGTAATATTATGTGATAAATCAACTGCTAGAAAATTAGTTGCGGGAGAAATGTTGGCTTTTCAAAATCCGACTTTTAGTAAAGACCCAAATTTGAAAGGTGGTATTAAAAATAAATTTAATAACAACGCAATTACAGGAACAACATATACAGGTAATACAACGGTGACAGTTAATTACGCACACCCTGACGGTATTAGTGGTATGTTATCAACTACTTATAATGTTAGTGTGTTTGACCCGTTAGGTCCATATAGTGCTAAAACAACTACAAATACTCATAAATTCCCTATTGATATAGAATATTTCCAAGTAATTACTGCTATGACATACAGTAATTTTAGTGGTCAATGTGTAAATACTCTACCTAATTCATTAAATAAAAAATACTTTAGAAATGAGTCAACTTTGTTTCAATTGTTTTCAACTTATAATGGGACAAGGAGGGATTGGACGGGTACTATTTTCTCCCCATCTTGTTATTATGAACCTAATTGTAATCCACATCCGGACCCGGCACCGTTTGGGATTCAAAAGTATGATTCGATGAACTATGTTAGAAACCGTAATGAAAACGTTGTTGTGATATTAAATAGAGGTGTTGACCCATATACCAGTAAAATACCAATTAAATATGGTATTGGTAAACTTTTTGGACATCAAAATGAAAGTGATGTTGAGATTAGTGGTTACTATAGAATGAATATTCCGATTCAGGGTAAATTTTTAAATATTAGCCACAATGAGGTAGATAGAACTTCAATAGTTCCTCCAGCGGCGTGGACGCCATTACCAAGTGGTAGTACACCAAATTACGTAACTGGTTTAACTTGGACAAATGGTAGTTCATATACTGTTGGAGGTAATGTCAATAAAGAAACAGGATATGTTGGTTCAGGTGGTCAACAGTTATATTTTAATTCATTTTCTTATTCTGATAATCAAGTTGAGACTTGGCAGTTTATAACAGGTTATACGAATGGGTTAACAGCGTCTACTTGGACCCAAATGACATCTAGATTCTCAGGGTTTAATTCAAACTTAATTAGTTATTATTCTAACTTAGATAACCGTTCACTAATTTACGCACCAAGTTGTAAAAACGCACAACCTTTACGTGGGACAACTCAAACAAGTGATGATGCTCTATCGAAGGGGGCTTATCCACTTACACCTGCGGTATTTAATGGTGCAAGTTCTTCATCATTTGGATTACGAATAAGGACAAATAACGGTTTTACTAGAGCGTATACTTATACTCGTTATGGGATGATAAGGGATTTTTATGGATGTAATCGAAATTGGTGTTGGATGCCGATACCTACTCGAGATAACCCGAGTTCTTATAATGTGACAGGTAGGACTGAAGGGTATATTCCTAATGAGATTGTTGAGGGTGCATCAATGATGCACATGGACATTCAATACTTAAGAACTTCTAATAATTTCGACCCAACTAATGGTATATATTGGTATAATTACGGAGCATTTGACCCAACTCGAGTTTTAACGTATTATTATTCACCAATCTATAGTACGGGAAATACTATGAATTTTACCTTAGGTAGTGTTGGTTCTTATCCTGGTGCTAGTAATAATCAAATTGTTATGAGAGGTGATAGATTACCGACAGGAACTGTTGTTGAGGAATACTGTTGTAATGGACGTGTTTTACAAAAAAACAGTAAATTAACAATGTATTTGATACCTTCGACAGGTGTAATTGGGATAAATTCAATAGCTGGAGGAACAGGTTCTTTTGGTAACGGGTCTTTAGATGATGTTAGAGATGATTTAGGTGGTTCTCCAAAAATAAATCAAGTTATAAATACTTTTACTTGTGATGGTTCGGTTAATTTGGACTGTTATGGTTGTACTAAAAGTGCGGTAAATAGCACTATATTCGTAAAACCGAGAGGTGGTGATTGTCTTCAATATGGGGGTGAAACAATTTTTGTAGGTGGATGTTATGTCTTTATTACAACAATATTTCTTTCTTTATTTAGAGATTGGGAATTAATGTTTGAATGGATTGCTCGAAATATGGTGATGCTTGGTGCGTGTCGAAATGTGTTTTCTCACAGATTTAATAATAATTGGGTGAATGGAGTGTTATATGCTTTTCCATTTAAAAATGAGATTAGTGGGTTTAGTTCTCCAACATCAAATCCTCCAAACTTTCCACAAGGAAAGAAATGTAATACTGTTATTATGTATCATAATCCATCTAGAAGTTTTTATTATAGATGTTCACCATATGATTCTAGTTCAGGTGAATTTAGTGCTGACCTAAAGTATCCAACAACAATTATGGATTTGGGACCTAGAGCGGACTTTTTGCAAGAGTTAGTAATGTCTGATGAGTACGATGGATATTTGGTTGATAAGTTATCATCTTCAACATATTCTCACGTTGATGAAATTCTTAATTTATTTATTGTAAGTAGATTTATGGATAATAACTTTTTAGAAAATTTGTTAGGGGCATTTAACATATTCGCATATTTTCAAAATAGTAGACGAGGAAAATATCTAATAGATGCTGATTATGCTCAATTAATATCAATTAATTCTGAATTAGGTGTTGCGGCATTTCAATCGTCTAATTATCCTGATGCGCCAACAGTAGTTGGTGCGGGTGGTTTTGTGAATGGTGTTCGATATAAAATTTTGTCTGGTGGAACAGCTTCTAATTTAACAGATTTTACGTCGATTGGAGCACCTCCGGGATACGTTGCGGGAACAACAACATTTATCGCAACAGGTCCCGGAACAGGTTCCGGAACTGCGGAAGTTGACCCTGGTATCCAAAATCCAATTTTCTTTGATTGTAAAAATTCTTTGGGAATATTCTTTTCATCGGATACGCAAATTAGAGATTATGTTACACCAAAAAGAACAATAATAAATCCAACAGGAACAACAGCAAGTATTTGCACTTTTAATAATTTTACAGTTTATTCTCAAAAGGTTCCATTATCTCAATGGAGAATTGATGGAGGTGGTGAGCATGCGGGAAGTATTTTTGGTGGAGAATCAAATGATTGGAATTTTGAAACAATTTTTTCTTCAAAATATCAATCTTTAGATAGGTTATTACCGGTATCTAGATATTTTAGAACAACTAATCAGCTTCAAAATGACTTTTTTAAAGGTTACATATACGCAGTCACTAATGGAAATAGCTTACCGACTTATCAAAATAACTCAATTACTGCAAACCCACAATATTGGAGTCCAAATAATCCTGATGGAGATTTGATTACTGTCGGAGCACCATTTCACTTTTATTTTGGACTTAGAAGAGGAGCGTCGGCATTTGATAGATTTAGAACAAAATGGATAAACACTAGTAAAGTTATAAATTAAGATGGATGATATAAGAATAGTATTAGGCTCGTTAAGGTTTAAAACGGCGACGGACACTAATTTATCGATACCAACACCATTGGTTCAAAATACAAAAAATCTTGAAGAATTTGATAGGAGTGTTGATGTTAATTTAGTTCAAATATTTAACGATGAAAGGCAAAAATCGACAACATTTAGACCTGTTTGTAAGTTTCAAGTATTATTCAATAATTCATATACGGGTACAACAAATTATGAACCGTTAGAAAATAATTTATATTATATTAATGAAACTGCGTTAACTTTAAGACAATGTGGGGCGTTGTCTACCTCAGTAAGTTGGGAAGGATTTCCCCAATATGATGAGTTTGATTTTATTAGAAGTGATTACAATGTTTCGGGATACACGGTTCCAATACCATCAACAATTCCAAATGGACAACCACAGGTTCACGTTGATTTTGTTGCTAGAAGTGCTTCAACCTATAATTGGAATCATTTTGTTAGTTATCCATATAAGAACATAGATAAGGTTATGAATTTTTATGATGGTACCGGGTCTAATGTTCCTACTTTTGTTTGGAATGCTGTTGATGGGATTCCTTTTATAATTAATAGTAAGGATAATGACGGTAATGATATTATGGAGGGAGGGAACCCTATAATTCAATTTAGATGTCCCGTTAAACACGGATTATCGGAATCTGAATTTGTAAAAATAAAATTAAATAATGGGTATGTTAATACATATCAAGTATTTTCTTTTGGAGACGGTTTGCCGGGAACTAATGAGTATATCTTTAACATATTTAATATCGGATACGGGTCTTCAATTTTTGTGGATGACCAAACTACAGGAACATTTAAAAGAGTTATAAATTATGAAAACCCTAATGATACTACATCCAAATATTATGTGATTCAACATAAAATAATTACAGATGTTAATGACGCTGTTTTAGTTAATGCCGGGTTTGAAAAAAATATATTTGGAACTAAAAAGAAATTTGAAAGTCCTGTTTATACACCAAACAATGTAAAGAGGGTTTCAATTAAAGAAAACGCTCAATCATATACTTTATCGTTTAATAAAGATATTGATGTAAGTGAGTTACGTGATAATCAAAAACGACCAATTAGTGAGTTATATATTACAACAATATGGAAAGGATATTTTGGGTTAACTTTTGGAGGTGTTGATAGTAATGGTAATAATGTAGGGTTAAAACAGGGGTTTGATTTTAATTTACCACCGGATACTCAGTTTAATAACCCACAAACTTGGTGGGATGTGGATACGGTAGAATCAAATTTTGTGGATTCAAATAATAACGCATATCCAACGGGGTATTATAACACACCTTATGGTGGTAATGTGAATGGAATAAATATTGATTTCACATATCTTAAATCACTTAAAAGTGGTGACACAATAAATGGTAATTACTGTGAGTGGAATGATTATGAACAAAAAGAAAGAGTTATTTCTGAAATGTATCATAAGTTTACATTTAATACTGATGTGTTTGATATGAGTTTGGTAGATATGAATAATAATCAATTTGGTTATTACTACAAACCAAATAGACGAATGAAAATAAGAGGGTTTTCTGATTATATAGAAACAGGTAGCATTAACAATATGGTGGGTGTTCCGGATTACTCATATTTTTCAACAACATACAATTCATTTATTTGGAGAGATTTATATACCTATGGTTTTAATGATGGTCTCGGTAATGGTGTTGATTATCCATTTTTAAATGGAAAACATTATCCATATGAAAATTTTATTTTTAGAATAATACCGGAAGGAACTAATTATATAGAAAGTACTTTAAATAATTATGCAACTCTTTACGGAGCTGCTCAACCAACAAAAGACGATTGTGAATAATAACAGTTATAAATTTACCTTACCAAAAGGTGACGACAAATATATTAATATACCGATTGAAATTAAATGGGATTTTCTTGGG